TCATCAGTGTCAATATCAAGTAGTGGACAATATGCTATTGCTTGTGTTAAAAATGGGTCTGGGGTTGGTTACATTCATTATTCAAGAGATAAAGGAATTACTTGGAGTCAATCAAATTCTGCACAAGGTCTTTGGACGTCAGTCTCAATATCAGGTAGAGAACAATATGCAGTTGGTTGTATTTCAGGTGGACAAATTTATCAATGTCTAGCAACAAACTAATCAAATTAATAGTTTTGCTCAATCTTTTTCACGCAGTTATGAAAGGTTGAAAAACAATCTTCTCCTGTGTGACCTTGTCAATAAATACTGATACCATTTTGTAGCACTGGGCAAAAAATGCAGGTATATCGTATATATAGCATTTAGCCATTTGCGACTGATAGCGCTCCTTTAGAACCCCAGCCAACTTAATCCAGAAGCCCATATGTTTGTCAACGTCACCAATAGTCATCATTTTCAATGTAATGTGGCAGTCAAATTGCTGATATTGTGTCAAGACTGTATCAATATTGCAAACAATTGCCTGCATAATTAGGTCATATGTGTCCTTATTGGCAATCTTTTTGAAGTATACGTAGTCAAATGCGACGATGTGTTTCTGCGTATAACACATAGCGGACAGTAATTTAGGAAAATCGGCGGACATTTTAGAGTAAATTGTAACGAAGATTTTAAGCTGGAATTATGGGAATATAATATTTGTACTAGGGTAAAAAATATTATATATTTTGTTCGTATTTAGGCATTCAGTTCCTGCTCAATGAGTCCCTTCAAGTTAGTACCGGTAATTTCCAAACCATCAAGCTCTTCAGACTCATCGGATTCTTCAACAACAGCAGCTACGTCAGAAAAGTGGATGCCACTATCAACTTCTTCCTCTTCATCGTCATCCTCATCATTATGAGCAAGGACTTCTTCACCGGACATAATCTGAAAAATCTTCTGACTATTATCCATAGACATTGTCTGGAGTGCAGCCAATAGGTCTTTAGTATTCGCCATCTCAGACCTTAGAGCATCAACCAAGACCTTGTGCTCCTTATGCTCCTTCGTCAATGCAGTAGTTGCCTTGGTATTATTCGCAATCGAAGGCTTAATGGCATCAAATTGCTGCTTCAATAATGTTATATCAGCGCTACTTCCAGTGCCCACTGCGTTATTCGTAGGTGAACGCTTCTCAAGAGACTCTAGGCGAGACATAATTGAATCAATGAGGTTCTTATCAATAAGGACCATATCCTCCATACCTTCAGCTCCTTGAACTCCTTGACCACTAAAGCCTTGTTCAGAACCATTCGTCTCCATCTGATGAGCAAGTTCATATAATTGCATTTCCACCTTTCCTAAACGTAAAGTAGTAAGCGTAATTGCCTGCGCAATTGTGATTTTGCTGACCCCATTTTCACCAGATTGCTGCATAGGATTTTGCATTTGTTGTTTTTGCTGCTGTTGTTGCTGTTGCTGCTGGACTTGAGCTTGCTGGCCAGCTAAACGACCAGTGGTTCCGGGTCTAATCTGCTGTTGTTGCTGCTGCTGTTGGCCTTGACCTGAAAACATCTGCGACGAATTAATAGATGGTTGAGGACCTCTGCCCGGGGCGGCGGGCTCGGGACCTCCTGCTCTCCTGCGTTGGGCTGCTTGTACGGAACGGTTTGCACTCATTTTATTATAATTATTAATAATAAATTGTTTCTAAATACTTTACGCGTCTTTCCACTTTTTCCACTTTTGAAAAAGTGGAGCAAAACCTAACTATTTGTTTTGTGAAAGTGAAGCAAAACCTAACTGTTTTATTTACAATTAAAACATTTCTTATATTTTGGATTGGATATGATTGAACCGCAGGCACATTTTTTCATTTTTTGAAAACATATTGTGCATTTATAACCTTTTTTAAAAACCTTTTCAATGTGACATCCAGAACAAAATAAGTTTTTACTATTACAGTCGGAACAATGAATGTGCATATCACAAAATTTACGGGTATTACAATTTATACACCATTTTTTATTACGACACGAGTCGCAATAATTATCCGAACGGTTGCGATGTTTTGCGCCACAATCTTCACAAGTTCCTTGTGTTTTTTCAGGCAACTTTTCTAAAGTCTTACAACACGTAGGACAAACACACAATACACTTGTTTCACTGTTATCTATTATGAATAACTTTTTTTTTGTTTTATTGCCACACGCATCACATTTTTCAACAATCAAATCATCAATTGTTGAGTCACTCTTTTTACTAATAAAGCTTTCAATATGTTCATCGTAATTGCCTCCGTAATAAGTATATGTTTGCTTAACATTGTCAATACTTTCGTGACACTGTTCTAACCCTTCGGTCATTTTTTGTATATGAATTGTTTCATTCTTTTTTTTGGCATCGTTAATAAAACGAGCATATTTAGGGTCAATTTCTCGCTTGTTCATCATTGTTTTTATTTTTTCGGGTTCTATAAATCCAGTTTTTTGAGCACAATCATTCCCTATTAATATATTTTGATTAGTTGTGATATTATTAATAATAAATAAGTTCTCTGGGCTACACAAATGATTACACGCACATTTAAAAGAATTAGCAGCATAATCATCTAGACCGCTTTCAGAATTATTCGAAGAATATAAAGATATACTCCATTTACCTTTGTTACTGCTATCCAAAACTTCTTGGAAATTTGAATATGAATGTAAATCGGGAATGATAATACATATCATAATAGCAAAGAAGTCTGGATGAGATTCAAACTTATTAGTGCTTATAGTTCCATATTCCATATCAAACTCACTTTGATGTCTTTCTATATATTCTCTTATTTCCTTCTGTTTAGGCATAACACGTTCTAATTCTTGTAAATATAATTCTGATAAATCAACATTGCGTTTCAAATTTTTAATAAACAATTTAAATTGTTCATTAAATATAACTCGTATTTTACTAACTTCATTCATCATTTTAAATATATAGGCTAAGTATTATTCGAATAAAAAAACATTATAATCGAATGATTGAATCAATTTTATTTTATTTTATTCCTACGTTCCTTATTAAATTATAGATTTTTTAGATACTTATTATAAATGGGATTTTTTTCAAGAAAGATTAAACCTTCTTCTGTATCTGGTGATGTAGAAATGAAAACCATTCGCCCTCATAAGAGACTCGGTAGCAGGCGTTTAGCGCCGAATCGAGGAATATATCGGCAGCGTGTGAAAACATCCAAGTGCCGAAAGGTTAAGAGAACCCCATGCGCCAGAAAGGGAGCGTGTAAATTCACACACGGGCCTACTAGACGATATTGCAGGAAGAGACGCAATCAACGCGTCTAAAATACACTTTATGCAACCATTGCAACTTTAATTGCCTCGTGACTTTGATAATTATTAATTTCAAAATCATCTACTTGATAATCATTAATATTCTCTCTCACTTGTTTAATTGAAAGAGTTGGGAAGGGATAAGGTTTCCTTTGGATTTGTAATTCAGCAGCATCTACAGCATTATCATATAAATGACAATTACCCATAAAATGAACAAATTCATACGCTTCTAAACCACAATGTTTAGCTATCAAATGTGTCAAGAGCGAATATGATGCAATATTAAACGGAATTCCTAAAAAAAAATCACACGAACGTTGATACATTGAACAGCTGAGTTTGTTTCCATTGTGCACGTTAAATTGGCACAAAATGTGGCACGGTGGTAGAGCCATTTCGTCTAATTGGCAAGGATTCCACGCACTCATTATCAAGCGCCGACTTGTCCGCTGTGCAGGGTCTTTAAGAGCATCAATAATTTGCTGTAATTGGTCAACTCCTTTTATGCCGCCTTCTTTAACACCAGCAGCCGAAGAATCATAATCGCCTCCAAAATGTCTCCATTGGAAGCCATATCCTGGCCCAATAAGTCCCTCACGATAATGGTTAAGCCCTCTTGAGTCTAAGAACTCCCGAGTTGTATTGCCGTCCCAAATATGGACACCTTGTTCTTGCAACAACTTATTATCAGTTTCACCACGAACAAACCACAATAGCTCTTTTAGACACGTCTTCCAAGCAGTCTTCTTAGTGGTTAAAATTGGAATCTGACCATTTGCAAGAGAAAATCGCATTGAAGCGCCAAAAATACTCTTGGTTTTACCATTGCGACCTTCCTCCCAAGTACCACGGTCTAAAATCTCCCGAATTAGATTTAAATACTGTTCCTCTTCTTTATTACTGTTCATTGTTATTTATAGATTAAATAACAATTTATTTTTAACTTGTTTTAATTTGTTTAACTAAAATGCTTTACTTGTGCCATTAACTTTTGAACCATTTTAACTAATATTATTGTTTTTATTTCTTATTATACCCTATATAAGGAATATGGAAAGTTTAGAAGAATTAACAAAGTCAACAAACGGAAAACCAGGATTTTTTAAGCACGTATTCAATTTCAATGATGACTCCAAAAGCGATATGTTAAATATTGTCCAATATGCAGCAATCGCACTTGTTCCTGTTATCATTATGAATAAAGTAATGCAACGCTTTGTTCCCGAGGCAGACGACGAAAAAGGAAATGTTGAAATTTTAGCAGAAATTTTGGGTCAGGTGTTCATTATGTTTATTGGAATACTCATTATTCACAGAATTATCACATTTATTCCGACGTATAGTGGAGTCAAATATGCCAACTTTGATGTAACCAGTATTATTTTAGCAATGTTGGTAATTATTCTCAGTCTCCAGACCAAATTGGGTGAGAAAGTTAGCATTATTGTTGACCGAATAATGGAGCTATGGGAGGGGCCCAAGGATTCAAAGAAGAAGAAGAAGGGTCAAGGTAATGTCAAGGTTTCACAGCCGATTTCACAAGGCCAAAGCGCAATTGCAACTGCACCAATGATGACATCTCCTGGCACCACTTCTATCAACTCGTTGCCACCAACGCAACAACAACCGGACTACAACAATATGTATCAACAGGATAGCAATCCTTTGGTAGGAGCGGCGACTCCGGGAATGGAAGGAATGGGAGTTATGGCGGCGAATGATATGATAGGAGGATCATTTGGTTCGGCATTCGGCTGGTAAGCGTCTATAAAAAATTACCTATTATATATATCATTATAAGTAATTTCATCACTTAGACTATAACTATTTTTGTTAGTACTACTAGGTGGCGACGTATCAAACGACACAGTGACTTCATTATCATCCATTGCATTATATTCATTTTTTAAATCCAAAAGCGTTTTGGGCTTAAAACAACAAAAAATATTTTTAATCCAAGAACAGAATGACATTAGCATTATTTATAATATATTTAAATAATATTTAAACTTATTTAAATATATAAATTATGACAACCAAGAATAAAAACGAATTAGATATGAATAAATTGACAAAAGCATTAGATAACGTCAATAATGATAACATAATGAATCTAACAACGAGAAAACTAATGGAATTAAATTTGAAGATTTTGAAAGAATTAATGTTGGACAATGAAACGTTAATCAACTATTTGAGAAAACTAAAGGGTTACAAGTATGTGGATGAAATTGGTGATTTGAAGCAAGGCGCATTTATTAAATGGATACGGATAACAGACCCAAATAATTTAGTACTAAATCAATGTGGACTAATTTGCGACATCAAAATAACAGACAATGATGTGATAATTATTTGCAAGAATTTTATGCATCGTCATTATACATTTAAAATGGACGAAGTGCTTATATTTCAAAAACTATCAGACCAAGAAATGGTTATCATAAGTGCTCTCGACCATTTGGACGCAGAAGAGAAATTAAAGAAGAAAACAAGACAAGAAGTAAAGGCAAATACCAGAGCTAATAAAAACTATTCAAAACAAGACGACGATGATATAAGTGCTAGCGACTCAGAAGAATCAGTCGCAAGCTTAGAAGAAGATGATTAACGCTTTCGTGTTTTGTTACCAGTTAGTCCCTTAAATAACCCAGGAATGAACTTGCCAATTTTAATAAGTCCCATTTCAGCAGACGACAGCGCCTTCCTAGAATGATGAACTCTTTTTCCGTGTCTTAAATGCGTGACGCTTTTATATCCCTTACCATTTTTGATATGGACTTTGTGTGTCGTCTTTTTGCCGCCGTGCATATGATGTTGCACATTCGAATACTTAAAAGTCTTTAACTTCATTTATAATATATTAAGAAATAATATTTGTGTTCATTATTTATATAATGAAATTAGACGCAATGATGATTATACATTTATTCCACATTTTCTTTGTAGGACCATTATTCCTATATGTAGGTATCAAGGGAACAAGTATACCCAAAATAATGTTTCCGTTCTTGTTAGGTTTAGGTGTATTTGTAATGGTATATCATTTTTATTTAGCATATAAAAAGACTATAGGTGGCCAAAGTGCTTGGATAAATTACTTTCATGCACTAATTGTTGGTCCATTGTTAGTATATATTGGTTATTATGGAATAGATACGTCGAGAAAATTCTTTGAAATATTACTTATGCTTGGTATGGCTGCAATTGGATACCACGGTTACTACTTGGTTAAATCTCTTCTATAATTTGATAAATACAAAATACAAAAATTTTAAATATATTTTTATATTGCGTTAGAATATAAATGGGAGGAGGTACCGGAAATATCAGAACTTACAGAATATCTGCGTCCAATGGATATAGAACAATTGGCTCAATGCTTGCCAACGGTTCCAGTGGTGCTGGAGCTGGTTCAGGTAGACGTGTTTACGCTTGGTATGCCAGAAATGGAACCAATGTTGGCAATGGATTTTATAGTGATGTTTTAGGAATAAATTTTGGCCAATTTAGAGATCGTGCTCGGTGGTTTCTTCAAAATGCTGTCTAAAATATTTACAAATATTTGTTAAGTTGAATACATTAACTTAACAAACCTGATGACACATCTTAACAATTGTCACTCTTCAAGAATTCCTTGGTCAGCACTTTTTTGACACTGTCTAGTGCGCCTTCAGTCCATCCCTGATTTGCCGCTACAACCTCGCCTACAACAAGCATATTTGGCATTGGATGTTGCGCCTTCTCTATAAATTCCGCTCTAGATTTATGGTCTACAGGTGTATAGTAATGTGTGCCAACTGGCCAATAGAAATTTAGTAAAGCGGTTATTTGCAATGTGTTAGTTGGCAGTCCCAAAGTCTTCTCCAACAGGTCACAAAAGAATTCCCTGTTTTTGACATTGTTCTCCAAGTGGTCTTTTAACAAAAGTGCATTCTTATTATCTGAATATGCAATCATATAAACACCTTTATCAAGAGACATAGGAATAATCTTCTGCAAGGGACCAGAAACAATTGTATAAGTCGACACTAATTGGCGCATAATTAGCGCCGATGCCTTCGGGAATTTTGCATACAGACGCAAAAACGGCTGCGGTTTAATCTGATTATAAAGCTTATATTGCGGTAATAACTTATGAATGCCTGTAATTGTAGTGGCAACTATTACCTTTCCACAGTAATATTTGACACCCTTTTCTGTTGTCAATTCAAATAAACAAGGTTTATCCTGAATTTTGACAATACTTTCAACATTGTTGGATGCTCGCACATTCTGTGAGCCAATTGTGTGTACCAATTTCTGGATCAACTGGTGCCAAGGGATGCTTAATCCAGTCCAGCCAGCAGAATTATCGTCCATTCCGTACTTGTAAAGCGTCTGATAAGCGTCTTCATCTTCGTAATCAGTATAGCCGACGTTCGTGATAAAATCATTATACAATGTGGCACCTAAATAGCCCTTTGCAAAATGCCTAAATGTTGTAACTGGCTCTGATTGTCGTCTATATTCTTGACGAAGTTCTTTAACAATGGGTCCAATTGCAACACGTTTCTTCACAATGTATTTCATATTAATATCAAAATCACTGTATTTTACACTCATCTTGTCTAGCAGTTCAACTAACAAATGATCTTTCTCTTTGCGGCCAATACCGGCACCGGTCACCACTGTCGTGCCATAAAACTCCTCGTTATTGAGTCGACCACCAATCCACTGCTTCTTGTATTTTTCCAACACCATAAATGATGTTTTGGATGACATTTGTTTTATGTTATATGCACTGTAAAGCCCGGCAATCCCAGAACCAACAATAATAACATCATAATAATTTGCTTTCATTGTAGACATTAAATATAAACTACATTAATCGGATATATTTTATTTGTTAGTATGTCTAAATTTCACAGTCCGATTTTTCCGGCAACTAAATTTCCCCCGTGTTAACCCCTTTCTATTGAAGATAGTCTTACTACATATGCCAATGGCCTGCCCTTCAGTAATTGTATTGTCTGACTTCTTGACCTTCTTGATGCACCTACATAACTTTTCAGACATAATATTTTCAGCCTGCTTCTTGAGGAGCCGCTTGGACTTTGGAATGACCATTTTATAGTAGGTCAAAATATTAATATAATCTTCATTTGTTAGTTCACTGGACATTATGATATTATTAATAATATCCAATATTTTAATTTTGATTATAAAATATCACAATATATATTATGACTTGCAACGCCAAAATAGTAGTATTTGATTTAGATGAAACCCTAGGATATTTTTCAGAATTTGGTATGTTTTGGGATGCTTTAAAAGGATATATAAAAACGAATAATATAGACTTCAATATAAATCAAGACTTTTTCAATAAAACGCTTGATTTGTATCCAGAATTTTTACGACCAAATATAATAAATATCCTAACCTATTTAAAGCAACGAAAGAAAGCAAAGCATTGCTACAAAATAATGATATATACAAACAATAATGGACCATATGAGTGGTCGGTTCAAATTAAGACCTATTTTGAAGACAGGGCTGAGGCGCCCAATTTGTTTGACCAAGTCATTGGCGCATATAAGGTCAATGACAAACACGTGGAGCTTTGTAGGACGACTCATTCAAAGACTCATTCTGACCTTATGCGCTGCACTAAAATCCCAGATACTACGGATGTATGCTTTATAGATGACGTTTATCACCCTGGGATGAGTAAAGACAATGTGTATTACATCAATATCAAAGCTTATGAACATGACCTGCCATTTGCAACAATTGTGGACCGGTTTATTTCGAGTGGGCTACTAACAAATGGAGACCCTACATCAATGAAGGAGTATATATTGACTTTTATGAAAAGATATAATTACACTTATGCAGAGAAGGATACAAAAGAGTTGTCAGTGGATACAGCGCTATCAAAGAAAATATTGCAGCATCTTCAGGTGTTTTTTAATCGGCGCAATAAAATTGCTAAACAGATGTTAAGCAGCAAAACAAAAACACAGAAAGACAAACGTTTTAAAAATAGGACATTAAAGAGGGCTTCCAAAAAGGAGAAAGAAAAGGATTAAAAGAATGCCTTGATTTCCTTTAGATAAGTTTTCAATATCTGTTCAAAAGCCGTAGTTGTTAGTAGGAAGATGCCAGCACTGAATGCAATCTTACCGTCTAGTTGAGTGAACGTAACTCGTCTGAATGGATTGAATCGCCATATTAGAAAGAGACTTACATACAATTTAGTGTATCTTTGCAGTTCATCTAAATATTCAGGAGCATTTGCAGAGAGGCCAATTGCTATTGCAATATACAACGCAAATGATAAAATTGTAATAATATCAAACATTTGTGTCTGAAATTTATGAATATCCTTTGAAAAAAACATTTGGTAATTTATATATTTAACGAATAAAGAAAACAAACAAAGAAACAATTAAACATATAAAAGAAATAATAATATTTAAATATATAAATATGAATGAACTTGATTTTAATGATGGGTCTGCATCACACAGAGCAAATGTAATGAATTCTAGGACATATAGTCGAAATGTACCTAGTCAGGCATTGCAACCATATTTAGATGCTAGGGCAGTTTCTACTAAATATGCTACACTACCAGTTATTGATTTTAGAAAGCAGATTAATGTGCCAGTGAAACAGGAGGCTACGTATAATATTTCGCATACATTTAACCCAGGGAATGATTTCGGTCCTTGGTCAGGATTTGCATCGAATGTGAATTGTGAATCAGAATTGCGTGGCCAAGTTTACGCACTACAGAATTGCGATCAGGCAACTTATGTGCCAGGTAGCCAAAGCAGTCTGTATAAATTCAATTGGCAAAATAATAAGCAAGTTGTTCAACCTTTTCCTGACTTATTTAAGACTGAGCAGTTCAATATGTTTAACCCGAATCCGAACCCCGAACAAATTGGATTTGGTCTATTTAATAATGCCACTAGACAACACGTGAAAGACTTGACCAAGCCGACCACTTGCAGTCCTCAACCGCAAAACTTAAAACCGCAACCGCAACAACAACAATCACAAAATCAGCAACAAAAAAATCAATAATCAATATTATTTATTCGTTAAACTAATAAATAATAATTTAAACTAACAATATAGGAATGTCAGACGACCTTGTGAATCAAATTACACTGAATTATTTAATTAGTAAGTCCCAATTACAAAAGTTGAATAATAAAATTAAGCAGAAGGAGCAAGATGCAATGAAGACTGATAAGGAAATTTATAAAGAACAGATAAATGAACTATTTACCAAATGTTTAAATGATGAATTCCCAGATGATTTGTTACAAGATGTGCGTAATAGTTTTACATATTTCATTGAAAAAAGTGTATATTATTTAAAAATAAAAGCAAACCAGTCAAATGAAAACGCAGAAGAAACAGTCATAAGCGTAGCGGAAAGCTCTAGCGCAGCAGAAGAAGAAGACGAAGATGAAGACGCAGTCATAAGCGAAGCGGAAAGCTTAGAAGAAGATGAAGAGGCAGAAGAAGACGCAGTCATAAGCGAAGCGGAAAGCTTAGAAGCAGAAGAGGAAGAAGAGGCAGAAGAGGCAGAAATATTAGAAAAAACACAAAGAGTTTTCAAAAAATCAAGCAAACCAGTTCATTCAGAAGGTGTAGAAGACATCAATAAATTGCCACTGGATTGGTTTACAAAGGTCAAATATAACCAAAACCAAATTAAAAAACTTAAAGAAAAGAAAAATATCACTAATGTATATGAGAACAAGAAGAATAAAAAATAAGAATAACATAAATACAAGAAGAAACAGAAGACGTAAAAGACATAAAAGCCATAAGCATTATAAATACCAGCATATAATTGAAACAAAACAAACTAACAAAACAAAAGATGTCAGTATTAAGCCATTTGTAAAGTTAAATTGTAGTCCGAAGGGAAAGAATGAAGTAAACGAATATACGTGTTATACTGACGACGACCTCCATAAATTACGCAATATGTGGAATGCAAGACACTCTGACAAGCCAATTACAACAAATGATTCTAAAGAAATATGGAATATGCTCAAAAATTATTATGCAAATATTTGCAACAAGGAGTCGTGTTGGGTCAGACAGATGACAAAAGGCACAAAAATGGAGAAAGAATTGCTCGAGTCATTTTCACCTGAGTCGCCTGAAAAATGGAAAATGAGACCCAATGAATGGCTATCTAGTATTGATATTATTAAAGTAATGAACCAATATGAAAGGACATATTCTTGTTTTGACTTTATTGGTCCATCTCCAATTGACTATGATGAACATCTGTTATATGGCGAATGTGTCTGGGAAGAATTATGTCATTTCAATTTGGAGGAACAAATAAAGAAAGGCAAGAACAAAATTGGTATCATATTTAACACGGACCCTCACGACAAGAGTGGTGAGCATTGGATATCTATGTTCATTAACATTAAAAAGGGGGAAATTTTCTTTTTTGATAGTGCTGGTGATAAAGCACCAAAACAGGTGATGAAATTTGTAAAAACCGTTATAGAACAGGGACACTTGCTTCCTGGTAATAAACGTATCAATTTCAAATTTGACCAAAATTATCCAGTTGAACATCAGTACAATAATACAGAATGTGGAATTTATTCGCTCTTTTTTATAATCCATATGTTAGAGGACAAAATTACAGGACATTATTTGAAGACACACGTGTTAAAGGATAAATATATGGAGCAGTTTAGAAAGATTTATTACAATGAAGATTTATAAATAAGTAAAATAAATAAACAAGTTTAAAAAAATAGTAAGTTATTATTCTATATAAACTAACAAAATGAATATAGCTGGAAATGCAAACCTAAATAATTTACAACAGTTTAAAACTGTAAAAAACATTAATATGCTTTGGGAAGTATTGTTAGATGAATTGAATATTAATACCCAGAATACATCATTGACAGCCAATGTTCGCTCCGTATTTGAGAGTAATATTAATCCCTTTTTAGCAAGAGCTAATCCAAATTCAGGGTTAATGAATTTGAATAAAATATTTTTGACGCAAATAGTTGCAGCAGTAAACCGTCTGTTTCCAAATATTAACCAACAGCCGCAAGTAAAATTAATAAATATTAGTGATGAGGTTGTTAGTTCAGAACCTTATAAGGTTGAAGATATACATAATGCAAGACAAACCGAGTTTGAAAGCCAAGTGAACCAACGACGCAGTGACTTTGAAAACTTGGTAACAGTTAAGAAACCCAAAGAAGTTGATTTCTCGGATAAAGCAGAGACAAGTAAGATCAAGGAAATGGAGGCACTCATTGCAGAGACGATTGCCAAGCGTAATTTTGATATTGAACAAATTAATACGAATATGAATATGAGTACAAATATGAATGCAGATACAGGGCAAACTCCAGATGAATGGTTGAAGCCGAATAATACTTCTTTACGGAGTGAAAAACAACAACCACCAAAAGAAAATGATATTGGTCAAAGGAAACACAAATATGTGAATGTCAACGTGAATGATTTGGAAAAAGAACCTGCTCTAATTGGGCAACTGTCTTCCCCCTCAAAAAAAGTTTCATTCAATGAAGGCAACAACGTAACGATGACGATTGAAGAATATATGGAGCCTCAGGCACAAGACATCATCAGTATACCAACTAACATATTCAACAAGTTGAAGAAAGTAGAAGAACCCAACGTGCAAGCACAGATAAATGATATGAATAAGAAAATTGACACGCTGTTTGCAATGATGTCAGAATTGTCAAGCAATGTAAAGCAAATTGCGAGTTCAAGGCAAGACATTTAAATTTATTTTTTACCATTATTAGATTCAATCACAGATTTTTCTTTTGGTTCTTCTTCATCTATTTCTCCATTGACAGCTAATGATTGTCCTATTCTTATAAATGATATAGCAGGAATTTCATTATCCAAAATATATTCTTCAGATTTATCCATAATAACTATTATATTATAATTTTATAAAAAATAATATGATAATATCCTAATCTAAGTCCTAGACTTTATCCCGAACAATTTCAAAATTACCTTCACGGCTCTTAACCAACTTACCTAACAATACCGGTCGTACACCTGGTATTCGTAGTGCTTGCACTACACTCTCATAATCGTAAATCTGGTTAGTATCAACACGCAACATATATTGTTTGCCATATTTGTCTGTAAATGGTCTTGCCTGCCAGTCAATTGTCACTTTATTTGCCGCCGAAACTGCATCATTCTCGTCCTTGAATAGGTCCGGATTAAAAGAAAAATCTGTAGTATTTGGTTTTCCAAATGACAAACAAACTAGACCTTCCTTTGTATTCGACTTTGTATATGTTGCACAATCAATGGACGCTTCCTTAATACCAGTTAGCAACTGCGATGACAGACGTTCTTTGATGTTGGATAATTCAAACAATTTCTCATCGGATGTTTGGATTGGATACGGCGACACTTTTCCTCTATCCATTGATGTGATGCGCAGCTCGATTGCATTATCACTGTCTAATTGTTTCTGTGTGAAAGTCATAATATAAATAAAGACTTCAACTGTTTGGAGTTCTGCAGGCAGGTCCTTGTGACTGCAAATACGACGAGCACGACCAATAACCTGCTCCGAACGCACCGGGTGCCAATATGGCTCCATAATATGGACATATCGTGTGTTTCGCAAGTTGATACCCTCAGAACCAGCAGATGTAATCATAAGCACCTTGATAATCTCACCCAAATCATTGTTGGGACTTCTTTGTCTTAATTGCTCGGCAATATTATTCGGGATATTGTCCCACATTCCGTTATAAATATTACGAATGATTTCACGCTCATCGGCTTCTTCTGTGCCAGTATAGAGAGCATACGTCGGCTTACCCATATCCTCCTCGCTCATATTTATTTCCCAGCTGTCAATACCTGTCTTCTTAATCTTGAATTGTGCAAATCCATTTGCTTCTAAAACAAGCGCAAAAATGCCGATGCCCTCCATAGAACGGAATTGACTATAAACCAGATGCAAACCTCTGTGTTCTGGGTCTTCAATGTTCTGCAACATTCGCAGGAATTTGGGACTGTATATTTCCAATTTCTCAGGCGACAAGAAATCTGATTTGTATTTTTTGATTACAGCATATGCTTGAGCAATTGCAGTTTTGTATTCAACGTCTCCATATGAGTCTAATATTTCATCACCTTCCAATTCATCAACATCTCTTTCTCTAGCGTCAACATCTTTAATGCCTTCAATTTCAATAAACTCTTCATCATTGTCTTGGGGACCACCTCTTACTTCATCATCAATTTCTTTTGCTTCAGCTTCTTCGTCTGCTAATTCTTCACTATCGGATTCTTCGTCACCGCTCCAAATCACTTTTTCTCCTTCATCATCTGAACCAGCCCCTCCTTTTTTTGACCTTTTTGCTTCTGCTTTCTCCAAAGCCTTTCTCTCTTTTTCTTCTGCTTTTTCTCTATCCTTTAAAGCCTTTGCGTCTGCCTTCTCTTGTTCCTTTCTTTCTTTTTCTTCTGCCTTTGCTCTTTCCTTTTGCGCCTTTTCTTCTGCCTTTTGAAGTTCTTTTTGAGCCTTTTCTAACGCAAGTTTAGATTTGGCTAACACTCTTTTACCCTTTTGAGCAATCGTTTCATTAGCAGGAGGCACAACATCTTTTTCTAAAGCCTTTTTTTCTGCTGCTTGCTTTTCTAGCTCTAAAACCCTTCTTTCTTTGGCATCCTGAAAATATTCTCTTACATTAGCAATATCTTTTTCGTCGCCCTTTTTTACACCTACCACGTCAATACCTCTGTAAGTCGTAGTTTGTACATCTATTACTTCACCGTCAGGACCAAATATGGGTTCCACAAAGGTCTTTTTCCTAAAATTCTTAGGAATAGGACGCCCAGGAGGTGTTGGCATTGCAAAATTACACACCAAACGTGAAAAGATACGATAAGTAGACGTCGGCTCCTTGAATGTACCTTCCTTGTCAACAGTGTTCTTTGGTCCCTTTTTGATTTTTTCCGATTTTCTTTCTTCTTGTCTATATTCCTCATATTTATTGAATTGGTAGTCACTCATAGGAATAAAAACAGTATGCTTGTCAAAGTTCTTATCATAACGGGGCAACAAATCTTCCTGTGCGCTTCTAAAGTACGACGTGAGACCTAATATTCTCTTTTTGAACTTCTCTATATTAATAATATTACCAGTTTTGTCGTCAATAAATAGATTTGCAAACTCATCGTATGTGTCTGGAAGTGCTGTATAAACCTCATAGGTAACACCATTTGGTGACGAGTTAACTGTAATACCATTATCACTCTTTTTAGAGAGGGTGTAAACAATTTCTCTTATATAATCAGCATCACTGATGGTACCACGATCACTCAAAGTAACCTTGCCACTAACTTTATCCTTTCGCTCCTTCTTTTCATTTGTTACACCTTGATAACCACTTTTTTCAGTAATTAGACTCTCAAAGCCAAATGGGTTCCTGGTTATTGTTAGTATTTTCGAACTTGGACTGTAGTCAATGTAATCCATATTTTTATTATTTCCTAAGTAACCCATAATTGTATCTTTAGAAACTTTTTGAGTAGTTTCAATCTTCAATTGCAAATTCCACGTCTTTATATAGCCTCTTAAGATATTGAATAGAACTCCAATCTCATTAGGATAGTTAATAATAGGTGTTCCAGTTAGCAAGACAATACGGCAATTTTCGGCACGCATCAAATAGTCATAGATTTGAATTGCAAGTGGTTCAGCTGCCAATGTGTTTGTATCATTCTTCTTTCGTTTAGCAAACTTACTCGATTTGTTGATTTTATTGACAATTCTACTAATCAAGTTGTGAGCCTCATCAATTACAACAACCGAATCATCGAATATATTATTCTTAAAATTATCTGTCATCATCTTGAAACTATCTCGGCGCAAACCGTTATAATTAATAAAACGGTACTTCTGTCGTATCATCTCGTCAATTTGGTCATTCAAACTCTTCTTATCGGTAGTTGATAGCTGAGCATAATTAGGCGGTTTCTTTACATTAGTTAACCAAGCACCACGTTTTCTCCGAATATAATCAACTGTTTTGAAACCAAGCACAGCAGACAAAGCGTTTGCATTGGTTATGTTGTCGTCAATTGAAATCCATTCCCAAAACTGGTTTTTTCTGTAAATGAGGTCACCACATTTCTTGATTTCTTCTAAATAATTGCGTTGAAGAGAAGCGGGTGTCATAATGATTACTTGTTTGCCACCACTCTTAATTCCTTCGGCAATTGCAATAGAACTGCACGTCTTACCTGAGCCTAAACCGTGATACAATAACAGACCTCTATACGGCGTGTATAAGTTAATATAATCACGGACAATCTTCTGATGAGTAAGCAGTCCAATTGTTCCAGTGTCTTTACCAATGTCCTCGCAAGATATATTTTTACTCTCGTCTTGGAGATCCTCCTTGTATTCATTAAATAGACCATTAATGAAGTTTACAAATACTTCACGGTTATTCATATAGTAACTTGAAGCGGCGACATCATATTCTGGTGGTGGCGGCAATCGTTCCTTCAAAGGAGTGTCGCCAAACACCATATTGGCTTCAGGACCCAATGGAATAACATTTCTAGGGATTCGTTTATTAACTGTCTTGGGTTTAACTGCGACTGCTTGCTCTAATGCAGGTTCTTCCGGCTCTTCAACTGCTTGCTCTTCTCTTCTTAAAGTAGCAGTTTTCGCTTTAGGTTCCAACCTCGGACCACCTTCTGGTACGAGTTCAACCCTTTCAGCTTCTTGTTGTAAACCAACCTTGCCTTTAAGTTTTTCAATACTTGGCTTCTTAGATTCGCTAAGAATAGGCGCCTTTGCTTCCATAACAGTGACCTTGGGTGCAGGAAATTTCGCCGATACCTTTGTCATATTACGTTGCTGCAAACCTTTCAAATATTCAATCGCCTTTAAACCAGTATCGTCCTCCAAAACAACGGTTAAAGGTTTAGCTGCTTCTGGTTTTGAAGTTAATACAACTTTTAGACCAACATTTGGACCAACCATATCTTTTTTTTCTAACATTGTTTTTAATCTTTCTAAAGGTTTCATCGTTTATATAATTTGAATATATAAATTTTTGTTTTTCAAACCTTTAAAAATGTTTTGGGAAGCTAAGAGCCAAACAAACTAAATAAAACCTCAAACAATTAAAATTAGTAACACAAACAACCCAAATAGATTTTTGGCTCTTAGCTTCGCAAAACCTTTTGAAAGGTGGAATTATTCACTATCATCCTCATATCGTTCAATTGATTGTTCTTTCTCTTGGATTGCAACTTCTGGTCCAAAATCGTTATTCAATTTGATAAAGTCTATTGCTTGCATACACGCCATCTGCTCAGCCTTTCTCTTAATCTTATGTTGTCCTGAACCCATAAATACAAATATCTTGCCATTCTTTGCATAATTCTCTTGAATTGCCTTGAACGTTTTAATGTCTGTGATATTAATGGCATTTGATGTCCTTGTGTTATGTATTGCTTGACCTAAGCACAGGTAGACCCCCATCTTATATCCTTCTTCTCCATCGTGCTCTATTTCCACATAGTGTGGTGTCACTTTGAATTCCTTCTGGATTTTGACTTGCAATATGTTCTTGTAATTATCATCATTTCGTATCAATTCCGTCCAGTTCACGTGTTTCTTAAATACATTCTCAATGAATTTCTGCGCCATTTGGAATCCAGGGCCAGTGCAAAAGAAATTGTTAAACCAACCCTCATCGTCCTTAATACCCATCTTGTTGTAATCGTGAAACAATGCGCCGACAAATGCCTCAAACAAGCAGCCCAATTTCTTCAGATTGGTTCGTGTCTTCTTCTCCTCAGCATTCCTAGAAATAATTAGCCACTTATGCAGTCCCATTTCGTAAGCAATCTTGCCAATATTCTCATTCTTAACAATCGCAATTTTCTTCTCTGTCATAAAACCCTCGTCCTCTTTAGGAAATCGACGATACAATTCGTATTTAGTTGTTAGTTCTAGAACACCGTCACCAATGTATTCAAGACGTTCATTGGACTTGCTGCTCAAAGGCAAACAATCAGTCGGTTTCTCAACAATGGTAATGTTCTGCTGTAGGTTCTCAAAATGCGGTCGTTTCGTGTAAGACCTGTGTACAAATGCACGCCTATAAAACTCCATATTGTGGACTTTAGTAGGCAATCCATATCGAGTAAGAATAGATTGAACTTCGCTCAATGTAATCTCAGTGTTCAATGGATTATAAGGGTTGAAAATGAGACCATCTTCGGTCTTGATAATATCGTCGTCGAGTTTTGCTTCAGCTGCCATTTTATAGCATAATATGTGCAGACGTCTTTAAGTAGGTTTTAAATATCATTTAATAGAGAAATATATGTAAATTGAAAATGACTTAGATGCTGTTTTCCATACATAGTATATACCATATATATATAATGGATGAAACTTGGAAAAATATAACAGACTATCCGAATTACAATATAAGTAACTATGGAAATGTTAAAAATATAATTACTAATAAATTATTAAGAATACCCAATAATGATTGTTATAAATGTATTTCATTAACACAAAATGGTAAATGTAAGTCATTTAAAATTCATAGGCTAGTTGCTATGGCATTTATTGACAATCCTGAAAATAAATGTGATGTAAATCACAAAGACAAAAATAAGGGAAATAATACGGTTTCTAATTTAGAATGGATGACTAGAAAGGAGAATAATATACATCGGTGTCAAGATATTAAAATAACAAATAATAAAAATAAACCAATTAATCGAATAGATCGTAATACAAGTGAAATTTTAGAACAATATAATTCTATTGAAGATGCTGCTATATGGGCATTTAATAATAATCTTACAAAAAATACTCATAATGGTAGAAATTCTATAGGTAATTGCATTAATGGTTTAGCAAAATCATCATATGGTTATAAATGGGAACTATTAAATGATAATGATGATTTAGAGGGTGAAATTTGGAAGCAAGTTATAATAAATGATAAAACAATTAACACATATTATGTGTCAAATTTAGGCAGATTTAAAAATTCATCAGGTATTATTGCAAAAAACGCCAAACCTTGTTTATCCGGTTATTATGTGATAA